GAGAGCAAAGACATTGAAAACAAAAGAGTTGCAAGGCACTCTGATTCCTTCCAGGATTAAAACCTTTTCCGGCAGCCCAGTTGGCAAAGCATTGTTGCAGTTGAATGAGGATGAGGTAAAGATTTATGAGAAATTAAAGGAGCATCTCCAAGCGCACAAAGCAAGCAAGGATGTTGATGACATTTTCTTGAGCATTGCTACGCGTGCTATTGGCCATTTGCTTTACAATGCCGAGGTTCTTGCAGTATCGGGCGCAGTTATGGTGCATCCAAACGGTGCAAGGCAGGTTTCTGCAGAATGGACTGCATTTAAGCAATCTATGGATATGTTTTTAGAGATTTCAAAGAGTTTAGGCTTGGATCCTGGCAGCCGTTTAAAATTAGATTATTTTAGAGACAGTAATGATAATGAAGATGATGAAATAGCTAAATTATTAAAAATGAACTGATGAAACAAAGCATTTATGAGTTTATTACATTTTTAATAGTGCTTGGCATTATTGATGTCTCGTTATCTATACCTTTTTACTATCTCTGGAATTGGCTATTTGTTAAATTCTTTAATTTCAATTATATAGACTTATTTGAAAGCATGGGTTTTATTGCCTTGCTTATTATGCTTAGATTTTTAATGATAGATGCGAGGGTAAATAAATGAAATTTATAGAGGATGTTGTTTCGGGGAAGTTACACATTGGCAACTATGCAAGGTTGGCAGTTGAAAGACATTTAAAAGATTTACAGGTTAACGATTGGGAGTACTATTTTTCAGAGGAGAAGGCAACCAGGGCTTTCTCCTTTATTTCTGCACTGCGCCATACCAAGGGCGAGTTTGCCGGGCAGAGGTTTAACATCCAGCCTTTTCAAGAGTTTTTTATAAAAGTCTTATTTGGTTGGCAGAAAAAGACTGGCGGCAGACGATTCCGCAAGGCTTACCTTGAGATTGCAAGGAAGAACGGTAAGACAGAGTTAGCTGCTGCTATTGCGGTTTATTGTTTTTTATTGGATAATGAAACTGGAGCGGAAGTGTACACGGCTGCGACTACGAGAGACCAGGCAAGGATAGCATTTGATACTGCAAAGGTATTTTTAAAGAATTTAAAGAATGATTCTAAGACATTTAACAAGTTGGTTAATGTATTAAAGTATAATTGTAATGTACCTACTACTAATTCTAAATTTGAATCTGTTTCTTCTGATGCTGATACTTTAGATGGACTAAATCCCAGCTTTTGTTGCATTGACGAATTCCACGCGCATAAAAATTCAGACGTTATAAACGTAATGGAGACAGGTATGGGTTCAAGAATACAACCATTACTTCTTATTACTACAACTGCTGGTTTTAATCGTGAATCTCCTTGTTATTTGTATAGAAAGGTAATGATTGATATTTTGGAAAATAGAAAGGTGGATGAATCTGTTTTTCCGCTACTTTTTTGCTTAGATGAAGGCGACGACTGGCAGGATAAAAAAAACTGGACAAAAAGCAATCCTAATCTTGGAGTTACTCCATACATAAGTTACATGGATGACCAATTTCAAAAAGCATTAAATGAAGGAGCGTCTAAGCAGATACAATTTATGACAAAGAATCTAAACGTATGGACATCTACCTCCTCCGTTTGGATTTCTCAAAGCTATATTGATGCAACAAGATTATTTATTGACGATGCTACATTGTATAATAAAAAATGCTTTGCTGGATTAGACCTTGCATCAACTCGCGACATTTGCGCACTTGTACTTTGTTTTCCTGTGCAGGAAGGTTTATCTAAGCCACATATAAAAAGTTATTATTTTTGTCCTGAAGACAATGTGAGGGAGCGATCTCTTAGTGATGGTGTACCTTATTTGCAATGGCAGCAAGATGGCCATTTGATTATGACAGATGGTAACGTAACGGATTACGATTACATAAAAAACAAAGTCATTGAAATAACGGCTAAGTATAAAATAGAATGTATTTGCTTCGATAGATGGAATGCATCTCAGCTTGTTATTCAGCTAACAAACGATGGCGCAAACATGAAACCATTCGGACAAGGTTTTATTTCTATGTCTGCACCAACCAAAGAAGTAGAAAAATTGTTTTTATCTCATGAAATTACACACGATGGAAACCCAGTATTAGAATGGATGATGAGCAATGTTATTTTGAGACTTGATCCTGCAGGAAATATAAAGATAGATAAGGCAAAAAGCACAGAAAAAGTAGATGGAGCGGTAGCAATGGTAATGGCATACGCACAAATAATGCAAGGTGATAGACCAACCATATACGAAAGTAAAGAAAGAGAAAGTGGTTTGTTAATGCTATAAAATGTACCTAATTAAAATAAAAACCTTTTAATTATGGAGAATTTAATGAGAAAACATGAGTACGCTCAACAGGTTAGACAAATTAATTCAACATCCGGATATTTTCATAGGTTTTATGAATTGTCTGGAGAATGTCGGACACATCAAGAGGCATGGCAAAAATTAGAGGAGGAAAGGGAAGAGTTAGGACTTGATGAAAAATACACAACGTATAATAGTTTCCGTAAAGCAAAAAGTAATTATATGGAAATGAAGTTTGTGTAGTCTGTTACTCAAAGTTGAAAAGTTTATACTAATCTGGTTTATATTTGCCGCATGGGTCTATTTAATACCATGCGGTCTTTTTTTTCTACTACTCGCGCCAGTATAGAAAATCCAAGTACACCTATTAACGGTGATACATTAGGCGCTTTATTTCAGCGTAGCTCTGCTGCTGGTGTAGCGGTAGATGAATATTCTATTATAGGTCTTCCTGCCTTTTACCGTGCTACTCAAATACTTGGAGGTGTTATTGCTTCTTTGCCTTTTGATATAATTGAGAGAGGAACAGATGGTAGTTTGCGAATAGCTAAAGAACATCCAAATTATAAAATAGTTAGCCGTGAGCCATCTCAATTTTATACTGCTCACACGTTTTATAAAACAATGGTTCTGCACTATTTAAGCCATGGTGTATTTTACGCAGCTATAACAAGAAATGCAAATAGCCAAAGGATTACAAGTCTTTTAATACTGGATCCTGTACAAATGGAAAGCTATTACAATACCAGAGGTGAATTATTGTTTAGAAACAAGAAGACCAACAAGAAATATAGTTACGATAACATCATTCATATACCTAATCTTTCATGGAATGGTATTGATGGCTTTGTAATGCCTGACCTTCACAGAGATAACTATGGCTTAGCTTTAGCTAACAGAAATTACGGTGCTAACTTTTATAAGAATGGCGCGCATTTAAACGGTGTATTAAAACATCCTGGCAAGTTAACGAATGAGGCATACGACAGATTAAAATCTTCTTTTAATCGTGCTTTTGGAGGCAGTCAAAATGCTGGAGGTACTGCCATTTTAGAAGAAGGGATGGACTTTCAGAAAGTAGGTCTTAATCCAAACGATGCAGCTTTAAATGAAACTAAGAAGGCTACTATCTCTGACATTGCTCGAATAACTGGTGTGCCAGGCGTTTTATTAGAAGATATGGATAAGGCTACCTTTAGCAATATGGAGCAGTTGTCTCAAATGTTCGTTAACTATACCATTATGCCATTATGTGAGATAATAGAGGCAGAATTTAATAGAAAGATATTTTTTGAGGTAGAAAAAGACAAGTTTAGTACACGCTTTAACCTTGATGGCTTACTTCGTGGCGATGTAGCGGCGCGATCTTCCTATTACACAACTATGCGTAATGTTTTAGCAATGTCGCCAAATGAAATTAGGATTAAGGAAAATATGAATCCTTATCCAGGAGGAGATAGCTACGAATTACCTTTGGCATCAAATATAAAAATAGAGCCATCCTCTGAAGATATTGCACACGAAGCTGAAGAAGAAATGAATAGTAATGGTGAAGAAGATTTAAATATTTAAAGATGCCGTACAGTAACTATCCACAATCAGCAACTAATGCAGCAAAGAAGGCTTTGAAGCATAAAGAAGAGAATGGCAGCCAATGCGGTACAAGTGTTGGCTGGACAAGAGCAAGACAGTTATCTAGCAGGGAGGCATTAAGTGAGGATGAAGTGATAAGGACATATAGTTTTTTAAGCAGAGCCAAGGTATATGACCAAGGCAAATATTTTGATGAGAATGATAATGAAATATGCGGTTCAATTATGTATGACGCTTGGGGTGGTTCAACAATGCTACCTTGGGCAGAAAGAACGGCTAATAAAATAATGGACGAAAGGTCAAAAGAAGAAACAATGGAGAAAAGAAGTATAAATTACGAGTTTAGGGCAATGCCTGAATCTCGTACTATTGTAGGCACTGCAACTGTATTTAACTCTGCCTATGATATGGGTTGGTATGATGAGGAGATGAGTCCTGAAGTATTTGCAAGTGCAGATATGAATGATGTTGTTGCATTGTTTAACCATGATGCTAACATGGTACTTGCCAGGACAAAATCAGGTACATTAAAATTAAACCTTACTGGCAATGCTTTGGAATATTCTTTTGAAGCACCAAATACAACATTAGGTAATGATCTTTTAGAAATGGTTAAACGTGGTGATGTTTATCAAAGTTCATTTGCCTTTAGCGTAGAAAAAGAAGACTGGGAAGAAAAAGGCGGTG